ATTTTTTCCTTTATTCTTTAAAGATGAAGCAGTTTTCTTGAAACGTAAAGAAAGTCAAATATTAGATCTTGAAGCAAGAACAAATAAATCATTTACTGTTCTAGTAAATGAGATGTCATTGGGAGTAAATATTAATAAACCCGTAAAAACGCGAGTAAATTTGTCATTTCATGAGGAGTTTAACTTCACGTCGGAAACGGATTTACGTCCTGCATTACATGGTGTTGGTAAACCCACTAAATTTAAAACTAAATTGTTCCATATGACAACTGACGATACATTTGTTACTCCTCGATTAAATGAAAAATTATGGTATATTCTCAAACATGATGATTCCTGGTTAACTTTCTTTGGTTTATCATCATTGTATTGTTTTATGATGGATTATGACAATCAACCCTTTATTATTAAAAATACAACACCTCCAGTAATAATCTCGAAAGCATTATTCTCAGAAAGCTGTGGTGTACGAACTATAAATCGAATTGAGGAATTGGAAACTTTAAAAACAAAACTATTAATATCTGCAAAATTGTGTTCTTCAGTTAATATTCCTGAGGCATTAAATGATTCACGGTCTATGGTATATTCAAATTCTTTAGAGTATTCATTCCATGCATTAAAACATCATTATAATCAAAATGTGCTGCGGCCTTTTCGGCTCAGGGCCCCCCAGCTAGAGTTTATCTCTATGGATACCGACCAGGGGAAGTTGGTGTTCCAGAGAGTGGTGACATTAGTGAGGCTTTCAAGCTTCGTTCTTATGCTCCTCCACCTGTTACTGGCGGTCGAAGGCCCTATAGAGTTTCTCTCGGCTGTCACTTTGTTGGTGCTGCAGCTCCTGTTTGCGATTTTAGAGATCCAGCAACCCTCCTTAGAGGATGTAAGAAACGTATCGGTCCCATTATGCCTCCGGCCGATGATAAACTTATGGAAGAGTTACATGTTTTCAATGACATGTTCATGCGTACTTACTTTTCTGATTGTGTGTTGGAACATGATGAAGATTTATCAGTCAAAACATGGTTAGATGGAACACATTATCCATTGTATCGACGTGAAGAACTCTATAAATTATATAAAACTACAGAAGAGTTTCGACACAAAAAGACCAGGGAAGTAAAAGTTCATGGCAAAGACGAAAGTTATTCCAAGTTTGCTGAGGCTCGAGGAATATATGCTAGAACAGATGAATTTAAAATTGAATCTGGTCCGTTATTTGCAAAAATTTCAAAAAGATTTTTTAATAAACCTTTCTTCTTTAAAAATATCACACAGAAAAATAAAATTAAACATCTTAAGAAAAGGATGGCCAGGCAAGGTATAGCTTGGGACACAGAAAAATAAAATTAAACATCTTAA